TTCTAACCCACTACCAGTAAATTTAGCATAGTCACCACTTTGAACAGAATTGTTATCTATCTTTACTGCATTGGTGTTTGATATCCCAAACGTAAGTGAGCCTTGTACTCCTGTTGTTTTAGCAAGTGTTACTGCGTTATCAGCAATCATGCCAGTAGCAACAGTTTGTGAATCTCCTGTTGTAACTACTGTGCCTGTTATGCTTGGAACAGTTACAGTTTTGTTTGAACCTGATGCATTTGTAAATGCTAATTTAGTATGGTAAGCGTTTGATGTGTTATATGAATATATATCTCCATCAGTTTTTACCTCGAATCTCTTTCTGAAATCACCGCTATTTTCATCACCTGCGGTTAAGGTGTTAGTAGTTTTCTTTATTCCAACATACTGTATTTTTCTTTGAACTGCCGTTCCTGTTCCTTTTGCTATCTGAACAACACATATTGGAATATCACCATCTGTAAGGTTAGCAGTTTTAGCGGCTGTATTACCTAGATTATTATCTCCTCTAAATGCTATTGCACCACTAGCGTTTATTACAATAAAACCATACCAATCATATGAGGAAGCACCTGCGAAGTCTGTACTGCTTTTATCGTTTTGCGCACCTAATGTTTTATACTCTCCTTTATCGAAGTAACCTCCGGCAGTTATATCGAATGTTCCATCTGATTGAGATGTAACTTGGAATCCGTGTGCAATGAACGAACCTGCATCAGCAGTATTCAATGCTTTGATAATACCACTATGTAGATTATCAATGCCGTCTTCCAATTGGTCGCTAGTTGTAGGTGCAACCTTCAATGTACTAATAAAGCCTGAAAATTCTGTCATTAGGGAATCACCACCCTAAAAGTGAAACTTAATGTTTCATTTGATGCTAACGGGCCTATGCTCTTAAAGTTGACTCGGCTCAACATGTTGCCTCCACTAGAGGCATCAAAAACACCCATTTCTGATATTACATTGGATAATAGTTCTGCACCTGTAAAGGTGATTGTATAGACTATTGTATTACCAACGACTTGTTTAGAGTCGGCTGCCTTTCTAAAGATTTCATGGTCTAATGTATTTTGACTTGTTGAAGTATCATCACCGCCATCACCTACTGCAATATGACCGAAACCATTTGTTCCAATCAATAAATCGGCCGTTTTGTTTTTACCTGCATCTGTTATCATAATTCAATTTCCTCCGTTGTAACAACATCACTCCCTGCGTTCATTGGTGTTGACCAACCTATTAAGGTTGCCCACCCTAATGTTGTTCCTGTGGGAATGGCTCTTTGTGATATTAATGAAACTTCATCTATACCAACCTCTTCAAACAACGATTTACTGGTTACTTCAGCAGTAACGTCCTTTGTTAATAATGTGGAAAATCCTCCTTTTCTTTCTATATTCATTTCAGCGAGCCTTTCCGCTATTGTCTTATTAAACGTACCAACAGTTATTTTACTGATAGCAGACATAGCATTCTCTATTTCATATACAATATAGTCATCGGGGGGAATGTTGTGATTAGGGAAGTTAAGTGTGATTAAATCACCGGGTTTCATTAATTTCATTTCATCCTTTCTTTCAATCTCAATAGTTACTTTTGTTGTCTTAGCATTGTGTAAAGCAAGAAGTTGTTCTGCCTTTACTTGTGCTTCTTTAGAATATTTGATGTTAGAATCAATATGCGTCAAAGTCCTAGTATTTTTATCGGTAGGCATTTCTGTCGTGGCCTTTACATTGTCCCCTATCACAACTACCTTGTTGGCTCTATCAAAGAGAGATGTGTTGTTTTCTGCACTTATCAGATTTTGACCATCCCTGTATCTAAGTGAAAATATTCTTCTCGATGAGTAATCATCAATATCTCTAATCTGAATTTTCTCCCCTTTGAATACATACTCTAGTCCTTTCTTTGATGCTAAGAAATTGACTGCGGTAAAGACATCATTCTCAGCAAACCTTGTATTGATTATAAATGGCCTTCTTGTGTATTTTACTAGTTCCTCATATTGTTGTGGAGTATAGAATGTATCAACTGTGCTATCACTATCATAGTCAACATCATCTAATGTTAGTGTAGTAGTGCCTTGACCTGATTCTACTAAACCAATTAGTTTGCCATCTTGATTGTATAGTGTATCTCCATTTGCTATTACATCAGTTGCTACTGCCGTTTGTAAAATGATATTGTTTCCAGAAACATTACTAACAATAGCACCTGTGAATGTTAGGTTTCTCTCGCTATCATCCACTTCTATATCGTTCTCATTTAGGATTTCGTTAATGGCAGTTTCAGCATCTAATCCTATTGCCATAGTAGTTCCTATGTATGCTCTTTCCACATTATTTTGTAGCGGTGTGTTCGTTGTGATTGTGAATGCTTTACCAAAGGAAACAACACCATTTCCTGATAGTGTTCCTTCATAGTCAAATCTTAGGCTTTGTCTGCCAGTAGTAATATCTTTGGTAACAGTAATGTTCTTTCTAGTTGTGGTATGTCCATCAGTTATACAACAGTCAATCACTTCTCCGTTGTCGAATAGTTCTAGACTTTGATTTACCAAATCTATATTCTCTATCATTTTATTATCAGAGTCTAAGTCGTCATCAACATCGAGTAAGACATACATCGAAACTATTCCTTCTCCTGTAAAATTAGTAGTAGTAGCACCCATTGTTGCAGGTTCTCCTGTATCTAATCTAGTTGCAGTATCATTGTATTGAAGTCCTGTATGTATCTCCTTGTTGAATTCAATAAAGCCCGGAGTTTCATCAAACGTAGTTTCTGATACTCTCATCAATCTATATCGTTGGCTTGCAGTTAAATTAGCATTCAATGTTAAAGTATGAACTGCGTGTGTACTACTATCATTTACAGTATGTGAAATTATTTTCAAGGTGTCTTTACCATCACCTAGTCTAACTAAATAATATCCAGTTAGATTAGGAGCATAGTGAATCCAATTATGTGTATTACTTGCATTCATTGTGATTGTGATTGTATTTCCTGACATCCCATCTGTTCTAATTGTAGGTTTGATTATCATCTGTGTTTGATATAACTCACCAGTTGTACTTGATGCGTCATTATGATGTGATAGACCTACTTGGAGAACAGCATCATCTTCACTAATAAAAGGTGCTTGTTTAGTCTTAGTTCCTATGTATGCAACGTTTGGGCTACCCAATCGGTCTATTCTCATATTACGACTATGTTGTTGCCTATCGCTTGATGTACCTACATTTTCTTCATAGGCATTGTAATTAACTTGAGTATCTAATTCTAATAGAGATGAAGTTGTAATGATATCCCTTTGATTACTACCCTGTGATTCTTTTATTGCTCCTCTAAAATGCTTGAATACTCCTATGCAATTTTCATACAGATGTGTACTTCTGGCTGCTTTGTATTGGTCTGGACTAGGGTAATCATCAGAAGTATCGCCATCGTTATCATATGTTGTGAATGTCTGCATTTGTAATGCGTTTATTATTCTAGAGTAATGCCAATATTTGATTGCATAGTCTTGTTCATCTTGACTGGTAGTGGTATCACCATCGAAGTCTAATGCCCAATCTCCTTCTGAATGATATGGGGTGAATCTAAAGTCATCGTTGTCGCCAGAACCACTTCCTCCTTTATTAAATCCTTCAGGTATAATTGGTAAGAAAATATTGTTAGGAATAAATGGATTTGCTGAAGCGTCGTTAACTACCCCTGAATGTAATTTATCAACGTGTTCAAAGTACGCATTTTTGTTTATATGACCATAAGTGAGATAGACTGCAAGATGCCTCATGTCGTTAGCATTACTTAGTGTGTCTAAACCAAAACCATCATCTGTCAACATGTCGAATACTCTTACATTTGCTTTGAATACAGAAGTAGATGTAGTATCTTGGAATACAGTTACGTTTGAACCTTGTATTATACCAGAACCATTAGTGGATATAGTTGCATATCCAGTACCGTTTATTCTAGCAACAAGACTACCATCTGATGTTTTGAAGAACATATCTCCTTCTTTGAAATTTCTTACTACTGACCCACTACAATTAATCTGATTAGTAGACGCATTTCCAGTATTGCTTGTTGCCATTGTAAATCCTAATGATTCTGGTGTCTTCCATCTTGGATATGAGAAGTTGCTTATCTTAGGTACTGTATCTATATCCTGTAAAGACTCAGCATCAATAGGAGTAAAGTGCCAATCAAATGTAGCCTCTACTAATCTCATTACTCCAAATCTCTTGATGTTTGTAGGTGTAGTAGAAGAGGAATTTATTTTGTGAATATTGTAGTTGGACTCACTTGCTAACGATTGGAAACTACCGCCTGTATAATTAACGTGACCAATACTAGAAGTGTCTTTCTGTCCTATCTTTTCCGTCAATAACCCATAGTTAGTAAAAGCACTCGACTGAAATAGGCTATTGTATCTTAGTTTAGATTCTGGATATAAATCTCCAACACTTAACAATTCATATTTTTTGGTTCTAAAGTCCTTTTGTTCTACATCTCTAATTGATGTTGTTGCTACTGATGTTCCGGTTCTTGTTGCAGGGAATTGTTTCGGTAATAGAGTGAGTTTGTCGCTACCTGTATAATTATCATCATGGAAGTTACTCCCAAGAATAGGCTTGTTGCTAGTGGTCACATAATCTGTACTGTTAATTGAGCCATCAGCGTTTATTCTATATGCAGATGCATATCCCATAATCTTTTGATTTCTAGGAGAGTCATTCAAAACAGATGTGAAAGTTTCTTTCAGTTCGCCCGGATTCACTCTTTGTATTGGGTTGTATTTGAATGCCTTACTTGAAACATATTCTGATGTGTTATCGCTCTTGAGAGTATGAATGAATCCCGACTTTGGAATGTTTCTGTTAACCAAATACAGATTGCTATTCGCAGATGTAAATGTGCTATCTGAACTATTATTCTCTATGCTACCTAGAACAATTGGGAATGTAGGAGCAAGCGTGATTGTAGTTAGTCCATCTTGTGAAACGCTATCTAACACATTGAAGTATGTAGATGTAGAAAGGCTATGTATAGAACTCAATGTTGTAGACACTTCGCTTTCTAATCCTATCTTGAATGCAAACTTGGAATCCTTTGCTCCTATGCTGTTTGTATCTATGATATCAAAACCAAGAGAATTGTCTGTATTGTAACTTCCAGATGCAGAAGCATATGCTAAATCTGCATAGGTAATATTAGTTGTTATTGGGCCAGTACCACTATCATTAAATTTGACTTTCTCTCCATCTACAAAGACTACTCCTTTATCTCCTGTTGAAGTGAAGTCGGTAGGCGAAGTAGTAAGCGTTGGGTTTGCTGAAAGTGCTTTTATTCCTGTGATGTATGTGCCTGTATCTCTTCTGTATAACTTAACAGTAGCCCCGCTATTCACTTGTGTTTCTGATATGTTTGGACTTCTGAGTGTAATAGTATAATCTCTATAACCTGTACTAACCGCAACACTACCAACCACACTTATTTCACCAAGCAAATTACCACTACTATCCATTAGAACATCGAATGGTTTTGGTGCTATACCCAATGTATTTTGAGC